TTTTTAGAAAAATCAAAAAATTTAAGCTCATTTGCTAAACGTGCAGTTGAAGGAATTGCACATATTTTTATTGGAATAGGATTTGCATTAACGACAGGCAGAGTGGACAATTTAATACAATCTTTTGTTCATTATGCTTGGTCATTAGAAATAAAACCTGCTGAAGTAGCATGTTTTTTATCAGGACTTTTAGGAAAAACTTATGATGGAATTACAGCGAAATTTTCTGAACTTAAAAATTGGATTATGGGAAAAGACAAAAAGAAAGATGATGATTTAAAAGGACCAGGAGTTATTACACCAAATGAAGATGATACACCAAAAGAATTAGAAATTGTTTTGACACCAAAGGAAATTGAATATCGGAAAAAAATTGTTAAAATGTATGATAAAATCGAAGTTTTAGGAAAAGAATATAAGGAATTGGCTAAAGATTTAAATCCTGCTACTGTAGGAGATTCAACAGCAAGAATGGAAGTTATTGATAGAGAAGTTAGAGCACTTAGGATTAGGACCGAAGATTGTGAAACTAGAAAATTGACACCAGTTTATACTCTAACACCAAAAGCATCACCAGATTTTGAACCAGCAAAAGAAACACCAATAGTTGCAGAACCAATTGATATAGAAAAAGCACCAGCACCAGGCAGGATAGAATGGCAGAAATATGACAGACGATCAGAAACAGCAAAGGCAATGGAAGATGGAGAATATCAATTAGCAATTAAAGAGTTAAGAGCATATAATAATTTAGGACATGGACTTATGAAAAAACCAAGATCAGTTATGGTACCAGATCCAGAAGATGGTACTAAAATGGTTAGGAAATATATAAAAACATCTTATAAGGCTTTTGGAGAAAAAGAATCAGGCGAATGGGTAACTATGGAAGCCAATACAAAAGATAGAGAAGATATTGCTAAAAATGAAATTAAACCATCAGGATCGAAAGATATATCAACACAATCAGGAAAAGATGAAAATTATGATATTTGTGATAGCTATGAAAATTGGAAGAACCCAGAATTTAGAAAATGGAAAGCTAGAATGGATGAAAAAGAAGAACGTGAAAAACGGAAAAATAGTACAATACGAACTCAAATGTTAGGAGAAGAACAATATGTTGACGATTCTACTGATTGCGGCATTACTGAAGAACAGATGTATAATCCAAGACCACTATCTTGGACAGGCAAAGTTAAAAAATATGCAACAGATGTTGCAGAAGGGACTGCAGAAGCCGCCGGCTGGCGACGAGTTAATCCCAGACAAAAATTTATGACAATGTGTGATAGAAACAAAGGAACTTCAGTATTTGGTGCAGCAAAAGAAACAGTTAAAAAGATAGCTTCTAATACTTGGGAATGGTTGAGTGCTAATCCTATTGTTAATTTATTTACAGGTATGATTACTTTTATTATGACTATGATTATTGGTGGAGATAGAATGCCAGCAAGATTTAATCCTATGTTATTATTAAAAAGTATTGGAAATATTGGTAGATCTTTTAAAGGAATAGACAATTTAATTGAATGTTTTGGAAAATTTTGGTCTTGGTGCAGAGACAAAGCTTATAGTTATGTTTTTGGACGGACTCATGATGAAATGGACACACTTAAAAAATATCCTAAATTAGGATCAGTTTTAGAAATAGGCAATTTTTTCGCAGGATTAAAAGAAATTAAATTATTAATACAACAGAGTAAGAAAATAGCATTCGTTTTTGTACACAATTTTCATTTAGCAAATCAATATATAATTAAAGCAGAATATTTAGGAGATAGAAAAGTAGCAGGCGCCCTTAAGGCAATTAATACACCATTTAGAGAATTTATGCCTTTGGCTGATAGAGCTTTATCAGTTAGAGGAGGACAAAGACCCTCACCCGTTATTATAGCGTTTGAGGGTAGACCAGGATGCGGCAAGACTGTCGTATCACATCAATTAGTTAAGGATTTAGGTAATCTCTGTTTTCCAGACAGAGTTAAACAAACATTAGCATTTCATAGAAAACCAACATCAGATTTTTGGGATGGATTTACCACAAATTGTAAAATTGTGGTGCTAGACGATTTTGGTCAATTAGCACCAGTACCAGGAATGACAACAAGTGAACATTTAGATGTAATTAGATTAGGCAATTCAGATGAGATGCAGCTTAATATGTCTGCAATACCAGATAAGTCGGGAACATTTGCTCGTCCCGAATTTGTAATATTATCGACCAATTGTACCAGTTATAAGAGTTGTCTTCTGACTGATTCAGAAGCTTTTATTAGGAGATTAAATTTTAATTGTAATGTAAAAATGAAACCTGAGTTTACCTATAAATGTGTTTCTACAGAAATGAGTTTGGATTTTGCTGATCCTTATAAAATATGTCAACATTTACACCCTGAATTAGATACTGAAGAGAAACTTATGGATTATATGGATCATCCCGATTATGTGCAAGAATTATGTATGGATGTATATGAATTTACTTATGAAGAACATGTGCATGGAAAAGGTATGGTTAAAAGAACAGTAGGATATGATAAATTATTAGAAGAAATTTTAAAATTAAATAAAACATTTAAGAATCAATTTGAGGCTGAATTAGAAGAAGAAGTGCCAGACATGGTACCAACTGAAATAAAACAATTTGTAGAAGTTAATGAAAATAATGAAGTTTATATTGTAGATGCAGGATTACCGGAAGCTTTTTATAGTACTTTTATTGGAACATTTGCCAAAAATTTTCCAAAATTATTTACAGGAAAAGGAATAGTCAATATGGTTTCGGCCGTTGTGGCTTCTATCATGGTGGTTATACCGGCCATGATGCAAGGATTTTTACATGCAGCAGGATCAATTTTAACTAGGATAGCAAATTTTATGGGAGATCATTGGCTTTTATTAACATCTGTTTTAACTTTTCTAGGAGCACTATTTTATAAAAATGTTAGGAAATGCGAATTTAAATCGGCCCTACAACAACCCAGTTTTATGAAACTTTTTCAAGCCCGTTGTTGTGGGGAATATTGGGATACTCAAATTTTACCAACCAATTGTAGTTTTTGTTATAAATATTTAAAGAAGGATAGGCCACATGTTAATTGGGTTGAAGAAGGCGAAGTAACTAAATTTAATCAAGCTGATTTAAAAAATTATTTGAACTTTTGTGTAGATATATGTGATTTTGAAGTAAATACGGAACTAATTATGAAAATTATGAACAATGTACCTGGAGGATGGTTTTGCGTTTCGGCGGAAAGCTTACCCTCCAGTAGTGAACTCTCTCGAGATAGTCCTGATTTTGTGGAAGCCCCTAAGGTTGAATCATATCAGGCTAGAAAGAACAAAATGCCAAGAGTGGAGAAAAATGCATCAACTGCTTCTTGTGAAGCAGGTCGTGAGGATTCTGTTATGGGAAAAGTGAAAGCGAAGATCTTAGCTGATGATGAGTTACAACACTACCTTCAAGCTGAAAGTGGTATTGAAACTCAGTCTGCAATGGATAATAATGCTGTGGAGTTGATGAGAAAGGTTATTACTCAAAATATGGTTATCTTGAATGATGGTAAGGGCCATTGGGTCCATGCCACTTGTCTAAAAGCTGGCTATATATTGGTGAACAAACACTTTGCTCATGGCTTAAAAACCGTGAGAGTGGCACCAATATATGGAGAAACAATATTTAATGAATATAATATTGTTTATTATCATAATATGACAAGACGAGGTAGCGATGTTGATTTTGCAGTAATCGGACTCGATCGTACTTTCCAACATCGGGAAGACATGACGAAGCACTTTATATCTAGAACAGAAACACCAAAATTGAGCGGACACCTGGACAAAGGATGTGTGAGAATGTTAGGTTCAACAGACATGACACTCGGGAGCACAAATATGAGAGTACCTGTTATTGAGGCACTGACTGATCCTCAGTTAGTGACTAAAGTTGAGACGTATGACGATGATAGAGACGAATATTATAAATTGGTGGATGTGATGTATGGCAAATGCAATACAATGAAAGGAAGTTGCGGCTCCCTTATGATGATATTTAGACCAAGTATGCGTCATAAGTTTTTATCTGTCCATGCGGCAGGTGATAAAGCTGGAGTTGCTTTTTCCCAAATATTCACATCTGAAGATTTTGATTTTCTTAAATCAGACGTCACAGTTATACAATCAATTGCGACACAAGCAGGAACTTTGGAAGAAGTGCAGAATGTTACTCAATTAGGCCAGTTGGAAAGCGGTGGTTCATGGATGAAAACCCATATTGAACCAAGTGCCTTGTATGGTATTTTTGAAGTGAAGACACAGGTGGCAAATCTACACCCTGATATGTTGATACCCAATTTATTGAAGGTTACCAAACCTACAGTAAGATTGAACGAGCATGCTTTAGATATTGTATCTAATGGCGTGTTTGGGACCGTCAATCAGGGCAAGAGAAATTTTTGTCGAGTACTCACGGATGAAGAAGCTATAAAAGGAATCGAAGGAGAGCCCTATTTGAGTGGAGTGAACAGAGCTACGTCAGCAGGTTATCCTTACATGAGGATGACCAGAGGAATGCCAGGAAAAACCAAATTTCTTGGTAATGATAAGTGGATAACCAACGATCCAATTATTAGAACCAAGATGACTGAGATGGAAACTAATGCAGCAGCAGGAATCATGGATTTAAGTGAGGGGATTTTCATGGCTTCTTTGAAAGATGAAACCAGACCCCACGCTAAAGTCGAAGCTGGAAAGACGCGTGTCTTTAGCTCAGCGAATATTATTTTAACACTTGTGATAAGAAAATATTTTCTGGGTTTTATGGACCACGTGATGAGGAACAGAATTTTGAATGAGATTGGACTCGGGATGAATGTGTATGGGACTGATTGGGATAGATTGATTATGAAACTTAGAGGAGCAGGAAATCAAATCGTCGCTGGAGATTTTTCGAATTTTGACGGATCATTGAATGCGCAGATACTTTTTAGGATCTGCGATGTAATAAACCGTTGGTACGATGACGAATACTCACGTACCCGACTAATTCTCTTTAGATATTTGATACATTCTGTTTGGATGGTAGAAGGAAAATTGATTCAACTCAATCATTCTCAACCATCTGGAAATCCTTTGACAACATTAATTAATTGCATGTATAATATGTTTATTTTTCGATATGTATATTTGATGATTCAACATGAAAATAATATGATACCAACTTTGATAAACTATAATTTTTTTGTAAGAGGCGTCTACTATGGAGATGATTCCATCATTTCTATAGCAAAGCCAATAATTAGATGGTATAATCAGGACACAATTACTCAGATGATGATTAAAACAGGTCATGAATATACCGATGAGACCAAACAACTTTCAACTAGGCCATATAAATCATTAGATGAAGTGACTTTCTTAAAAAGACACTTTGGTAGGATAAAAGATAGGAATTTAGCACAATTGGATAAAAATACAATCACAGAAATGGTAATGTGGAAACGCGATTCCATTTCTGATCTTGAGGCATTGAAACAAACAACGCGGCATGCGGGCTTTGAAGCCTTCATGCATGGAACAGAATATTTTAGATGGTTTACTAAGGCAGTAAACAAGCGAATGGATGCTCTGGGACTACAGACTGGTATTTTGACGTACTGGGAATATCGGAATTTCTCTGAAAAGTTTGTGGACACCGTAATGGGTGATTCACTTATGCTTGAAGAGATGCTGATGGCCGAGAACTGAAAAATACTGAAAAACAAGAACATGAAACGAAACATTAAATTCATAGATAATTGGTTACCATGTGATTTGCGCAAAATGGATTACTTAAATTGCAAACACATAGGCTTTTATTGATTATAGGCTTTCTTTTTAGAGTGCGTGAGCCTATGGGCAGCCCCCTATTCACGCTAGGTAATTCGTCCCTCGGGTTTAAGTCGACCTAGAAAATATAATTAATTTTATATGGGACTAAATAATTGACTTGCTAGCACTAATTTAGATACAACTGATACAATTGAAAATGAAGGATCAACTCTTTTAGTTAATGATGCGCTAAACGAATCTAATCAAATTGATTTACATACTAGTGTGACTGATAACTTATTTGAAATACAGGACCAATCACTGATGGAGTCTTTAACTCGACAAGTGATTATTGATAATGGAGAATGGAACAACTCGAACAATATTTTAGTAACTGATAATATACCAGAAGATGAAATGAAGAACAACTTTGTACAACCTAGGCTATTTACATATACTTTCCCTAAGAAACTTTTAGATAAATCAGAATTTTTGAAAAACAAACTAGCGAACATTGCATATTTTCGTGCGGATATAGAAATAACATTGAAAGTCCAGGCTACACCTTTTAGTCAGGGCGCTCTTTGGCTATTCCAAACGCCATATGCAAATCAAACAACACAATCGCGGAGAACATTAAATGAACATCTTAGATCATTAACCTCATTCCCAGGTGTAGAACTCAACTTGCAATCTATTGACAGATCTGTCACTATGCACGTTCCCTACACTTGTGAATATCAGGTTGTTGATCCAGCTAGGAACATTGAAATAGCGTCCGTTGATTGTGCAGTATTGCTACCCTTAAAGGCAGATTCTGCTGCAGCGAAAGCCACGTATACAACATTTGCAAGATTTGTAAATGTTAAATTATATGGACATGCTCCAACAGTTTATGGTGAACCTCAAAGGTCAGCAATATTAACACAATCTGGATACAATAGACAATATGATAGGACAATTTATACAGAAGCAGGCGAAGATCAAGCCGCAAGTAAAAAAGGATTGATCTCCGGTGTTTCTTCAACAATAGGAAAAGTTGCAGGTGCCATTGGAGGCATGGGCATACCCACTATTTCAGCTATTGCCAAACCACTTGGGTGGGTTGCTAATGCTGTCGCTGGTGTGGCATCAATGTTTGGTTTTTCTAAACCACATAACTTGAATGCCGTAGTGACATATAGCAATTTACCCGGTCGAGCTTATACCAATCTCGAAGGGTTAGACAATTCTGTAGTTTTGGGTGCTTCTGCTGAAAACGGAATCAACGCAACAACAACAACTTTTGACACTAAGGACGAAATGGCTATAAGTTATTTAGCCAGCAGACCTTATGTTTTTAATTCATATACTTGGAAGAAAACTGATTTAACTGGCAAGATTCTTGTCAGTATGCCAATCTCTCCCTGTAATTATACTTCATATGGAAAAACCAGATTTAAAGAAAAATGCATTTTCGGTGCACCCATCTCTTTTGCAGCAGCAATGTTTAGATGGTGGCGCGGAAGACCAAAAGTCAAATTTGATTTTGCAAAAACTCAGTTTCATCAAGGACGTCTTCTAGCACAATATATACCTTATGGTCATATTAATGCTCCAACTGAAGAAGTTCTGTCATGGATTATTGATTTATCTCAAGTTGATAGTGATGGATTTGAAGTTGATTTGCCTCTTATTACTCGTAATAAATGGTTAGCTACTTTTGATCCTTCTGAAGAAGGTTATTCTCCTGAAGCTTGTGGTGGTTGTTTTGTCGTTTCGGTTTTAAACGAAATGATATCGGCAACTACTGTAAGTAATGAAGTTGATTTTAATCTTTGGATGACATGGCATGATTTTGAAGTAAATGAGTTAGGAACAAATGTCAAAGTGGCTGCAGCTACAACATATGTGAAATCCACATCGGAAGCGCTCACATTGGTGGACCGTAACGACAATATTATTACGTTGCTTAACGAATCCCACGCTTCTCCTTATATGAAGATCGGCCATGATGGCGATGCTGATAAGAGTACCGTGACTTTTCGTAATGCTTCAGGCGTTAATAATATTGTTTATACGCATGTTGGGACTTCAATTGATACCCAACCGATACCTCCTGGGCAATATGTTGTAGACTATGGCTGTGCTGATGGTCTGTATTTTGATACTGATGTGAAAGGCGGAACAATCGAACGATACCATCCCTGGAAAGTAAATGATAACGAATGGAGACACTTAAATAAAGGAACAAAAATATTCTATTTCTTCAAAGGCAGAAATTTTGGAACCAATAAACAAATGTCAGGAATTTGGCTTAGATTTAAAGATAGGAAACAACCATTATTAGATATTATGGTGGCAGCTTGGAACGATGAAAACAGTACAAATTATTCAAAAACCGTTCAGGAAACTGGATTATATAAAGTAGAACTTAGTCATATGTCTGAAGCAGGCGGCATGATTTACCTCAATGACCCATTGGTTTATAATGGCCCACAAGCATTCTGCGAAGCAGGATCCGGGTACGATGGTGGTGATTCTTCAAATATCACCACAACAATGGGAGAAGCCGTTGTCAGTCTCAGAGCGATAACACGTAGGTTTACTTTGTATAGAATAGCAAGTACTTCTTTTATGGAACTAGATGGAATAGCTTTAAGTGATATTGTTACACTTAGGCAATCCTATGTAGATATGATTTCATATATGTATAGGTTTGTCGCCGGCTCAGTGCGTTATAAAATTATAACCTCAGGAAAACAGTATGTCATCTTGGATTCAGGTGATCGACGCGATTTGTCGAAAGGTGCAACGTTATTAGATACAAATGCGCCCTCACACTTTCAAGATTGTGATCTAAATCCAGTTATAGAAATTGAACAACCATTTTATTCTCCAGCGGAGAATTTAGTTATTTGTTCAAAAACCTTTGACTCAACCGTTAACAACTTATCTCGCATTGCTATTGTAGCAATGGATGGTAAAGATGTACAGCGTCATGTGCTCAAAGCAGCTGGTGATGATATGACATTCACATTTCTCGTCGGAGCCCCGGCATTCTTTGTAGGACCAAGGTCTCACACACAGTAAAAGAACACTAAATTTAGAATTTTGATTAGTATAAAAAGAAAATAAAAAAAAAAA